GCGGGTGTGGGCGGCCCGATGACCGGCAAAGGGGCCCATCTATTTCTGATCGACGATCCTGTCAAGAACGCCGAAGAGGCTCAGAGCCCGACCTACCGGAACCGGAACTGGGACTGGTACACATCCACGGCATACACACGCCTGGAACCGGGCTCGGCCGTGGTACTGATACAAACTCGCTGGCACGCGGATGACCTGGGCGGGCGGATCCTGAGCCACGCCAAGGAATCGGGCGAGAAGTGGACGGTGCTCAGTTTGCCGGCGTTGGCCGAACACGGCGACCTGATTGGTCGTCAGCCGGGCGAGGCGTTGTGGCCTGAGCGGTTCTCGGTCGAGCGGTTGCAGTCGATCCGCCGGACGGTGGGCGGCTATTACTTCAGCGCCCTGTACCAGCAGCAACCCACGCCAGCCTCGGGCGGTGCCTTTCAGCGGCAGTGGTTCAAGTATCACCGGCCTACCGATCAATCGGGCATCTTGCGGCTGGACAGTGGCGGGTTGGTCACGCTGGCCGAATGTCGCCGGTTTGGTGTGTTGGACCTGGCGTTCAGCACACGCAAGGAAGCGGACTACACGGTGCTGGGTGGGTTCGCGGCGGACCCTGCCAGCAACCTGCTGGTGATGGATCTGGTGAGGGCGCGTATGGAGGCGCCTCAACTGGTGCCGCTGGTGCGATCGTTTGTGGAACGCAATCGGCTGGCGTACGTGTGTGTGGAAGCCAACGGTGCCCAGCTTGCGATTGTGCAGGCCCTGCGAAACGCGGGGATCACGGTGCGGTCGCTGCGGGCCGAGCAAGATAAGGTTACGCGATCACTGACCGCCCAGGTGCGGTGCGAGTCGGGGCAGGTGTTCTTCCCCTGGGGGGCCGCCTGGCTGCCGGAGTTCGAGTCGGAGTTGCTATCGTTCCCGAAGGGGCAGCATGACGACCAGGTGGACGTGTTGAGTTACGGGGCGTTGGAAGTCTTCCGGTTTGGCGGTGCTCCTGAACCCGAAGACCAGAAGCGAGCACGAGAAGCCGAGGAAGCGCGTCAGGTTTCTGAAGCGTATCACTCGGTCGACAACGAAAGGTGGTGGGACTGATGTCCGTGATTCAGACCGACGCGAAGGTGATGGACGTTCTGGCCGAGATCCACGGTTGTACCAGCGTACGGTTCCCGACCGGGGTCGACGCGAACAACGACCCGATTTACACGCCTGGGTATGTGGTGGCCGGTCCGGCCGAGGCCCAGGAGTATTGCTTCGACAATGACAAGGGCCAGCGGTGCGCGGTGCCCAAGCATCGCGTGGATGAGAAGCTCGCCCCGGCTGCGTCTGTGAAGGCCGGGAAGTAAGACCAAGAGAAGTTCAGGACAGATTAGAAGACCACTGCTGACACAGCAGTGGCACAAGAGAAGACGCAGAGAAGAGAAACATTGTGAGCAAGCGGAAGCGATTCCAGCATGATCAGCGGGCCATGGCCCCCAGCCAGGCGATTGCCACGGGCAGCGTGGGCTGGTCGGCCGGCGGTCCGTTGTGGCTGGACGATTTCCGCACCAAGCGCGCCCCGAACCTGACGGAGCTGGTGAACGCGTTCAAGGCCGTGGCGTACAGCTGCGCCAACCTGAACGCGCGGGGCGTGGCTCGCGTTCCCCTGCGGTTATTCGCGGCGACCCGACCGGGCCAGAAACGGCCGGGCCGCGGCATCCGCAACATCAGCCGGCGAGTGACGGCCCGGCGTGAGCAATACGTGCGGGGCCTCTCGCACGTGCAGCAGGTCGTTCAAGGCGACTCCGAAATTGAGGAAATCACCGAGCACCCGTTCCTGCAGGCGCTCGCCAGGCCGAACCCGTACTTCGATGGCCACGGCCTGATGATGTACCTGAGCTTGTGCTTGGACGTCTGCGGCTCCGCCTACGTGGTGCCCACGCGACCCGATCCCACGTTTGCCGCCAGTGAGCTGTGGCCGTTGATGGCCCAGTACGTTTACCCGGTGAAGGGCTCGGGCGTGAACGGCCAGATCCTGAGCCACTACACGTTTCTGGGCGAACGGCTCGCCCAGGACGACGTGGTGCGGTTCCGGCACATCAGCCTGCGTGACCCGTTCCTGAGCGGTTACAGCCCGCTGCAAGCCTGCTTTGAGCAGGTTGGCCTGGGCAACTATTACACGGCCACCGTCGAATCACTGTTGAAGAACGGCGCGCGGCCCTCGGGTGTGCTCACCCCGGCCGACCCTCAGATGCCAGGCGGTGAATCCGAAGTTCGTCGTCTCCAGCTCGAAGTGGACCGCTCGTTCAACGGCGGTAGCGCGGGCAAGGTGATGGTCACCCAAGGGGCGTACAACTTTGTCGCACTTGACTACAAACCGACCGACTTGGGCGGCCTGGAGCTTTCCAAGCATCAACGGCTGATCGTGGCCAACTGCTTTGACGTGCCCATCAGTTTGCTGGACACCGAGAACAGCAACCGGGCCGTGGCCGAGGCGGGCAACTATCAGCACCAGCGAAACGCGATTGAGCCGCGGTGCGTGATGATTGCGGGCGCACTCACGGCCATGGCTACCCAGGTAGACGATCGGCTGTTCTTCGCGTTCGATTCGCCCGTGGAGGAAGATGCCGAGCGGCGGGCGAAGCTGGTGGACATGGGCATCAAGAACGGCACGGTGACAATCAACGAAGCGCGCCGGGAGAACGGTGAAGCCGACGTGGAAGGTGGCGACGAACCGCTGCTGAATGGCACCTACGTTCGCCTGAAGGACGTGGCCGCCGACCCCGAGCCGGTACCCGCTACCCTCGTGCCGCCTGTTCTGCCTGACCAGGGCGAAGAGACCGAACAAGCTGAAGACGACGCCGAAGAAGCGGAAGAGACACCGACCGAGGCCCAGGCCGAAGCGGAGCAGGAGAAGAAGCGGAAGCGGCAAATCTACCGGGCCGAGCGAAAGGCCCTGCGGGAGACGATCGCCCTGCTCAAGGAATTCCGCACGCAGCTGGGTGACGGAGTTCACTCCACGTGATTCGATCCCTGCGGGCCGCCGTGCTGGCCATGGCCCTGGTGAGCCGGCACTTGACGCGGGCTCATGAAGAAGACACGTTCAAGCTGGGCGACGGCCTGCCGATCCGGGCCGAGCTGATCAAGTGGTTCCGCAGTCAGCGGCAGCGGGCGCTTGAGCATCTGCACCACCTGCCCGGCAAGCGAGCCGACGGACCCACCGAGCTACCGCCCAACCTCCCCGGCTTTGAGGGCGACACGCCCAAGATGGTCGAGGACATGACGCCGATCATCAGTGCCGTGTGGGACAAGGCGGGGAAGCGGTTCCGGTCAAACATTGGCCTGGATCCCGACGCGTGGAAGGTGATCAACCCGCATGTGCGGGGGAAGATCCAGAACGCGACCATGGCGTTCTGCCAGGAGACCAACGCGACCACCAGCAAGCTCTTGAACCAGGCCCTGGCCGACTTGCGGGCCGAGCTGGCGACCGGCATTGTGGACGAGGGCGAAAGCCTGATCGAACTGACCAAGCGGGTTCAGAAGGTTTTCGAGAACGCCGAGACCTGGCGGGCCCGGCGGATTGCCGCCACCGAGAACAGCCGAGCCCGGCATGAGGCCGAGCTGGAAGCGGCGATCGAGAGCGAAGTGGTGGCCGGGTTCGAGTGGCTGCTTTCCGGCGGTGCGTGTGCCCTGTGCTACCACATCAGCGAGACGGTGAAGCAGGTACCGCTGGGCCAGAACTTCGCGGTGATCGGCCACAACGAGCACTACAAGAACATCCGCACGCCGCCCTTGCACCCTGGCTGCCGGTGTTCCCAGCTCGCCATTCTGACGCCGGAGTACGGCGGCCCGACCGACCCCAAGTGGGGCGAGACGGCCGTCCAGCCGAAGGTGGAAGACGACGGCCAGGAACATGAGGCCAGCCTGATACCGGACCAGCCGAAGTTGGTGCAGCCGCCAGCAGGTGAACCTCCCACGATTCCGCCTGCAATTCCGCTTAACGTCGGCAACGGAGAGCCCGACGGATGGGCTAAGCATCTTGGCAAATCCACAGCCAAGG